AGTTTTGTATCCCATATCGTTCTCCTGTTGATAGAAGAGTTCATCGTTACTTTCCAGACTTTATTATTAAGGTAAGAGAGCAAACTGGTGACGTAAAACGTTATGTTATTGAAGTAAAACCTAAGAAACAAACACGACCACCAGTTCAGACAACTAAAAAAAGAACGAAGACATATATCAACGAAGTGAAGACATACGCTGTTAATGAAGCAAAGTGGAAAGCAGCAGACGAATGGTGTAAAGATAGACTATTAGAGTTCAAAATTATTACAGAAGACCAACTAGGTATCAAGTAATGGCAGAGGGTTTCGGTAAGGACATACAAACTTCTTCTACTAAAGTGTCTCAACTTAGAAAAGCACTTGCAGTTGAAGGTGCCGAAGACGCTGACCTTATAATGATGAATATTTTACAGATATTCAACGAAACTGACTTAGTGCCTGATGCTGGAAAATTTTATACGTTCATCTATCAAGCAAAGACACCAAGATTAGAATACGACGAACATCCTTTAGTTGCAGTGACTGAAGTTTTTAGATGGGGTTTCAAAGGATACAACTATCACTGGCGTCAGATGAGACAATATACTTGGACAGAAGTTGTGGGTTCTCTACACATTGTAAGAGAAAATGAGGTGCGATATTTAAGTTCTTTACCTTATGGAAAAAAGCGAATAAATAACTAAAAAAAGTATGTCTAATGGCAGATCTGAATAAAAAAGATATAGTTTCTAAAACTTTTAGTTTAAAATTAGATACTGGTCAGACTAAACCAATTTTTGGGCAAGGAGGTAAAGTACTCAGAACTATTCCGATAACAGTAAGCGTTCCAAAGATGTCTACAAAATCTTCATATGATGTTGCTAAAGATGGCACAGTGAGTAATGTGGATTCAGTCGTTAGACAAGTAATAACTGAAGAGAAATTCAATGAACTAAAAGGCAACGATGAATTAAAGGATTTGGCAACAAGTGAAATAGTGGGTAGTGGGCAAGGACAACGCACTGAATATTATGCCACACTTGCAACGAGAGATGGGGAAAAGAACAAATATGCGTACACCGCTGCTGTTGATGAAGTATTGTCCAAAGATACTGCAAAATTATTCAAACAAGATGTTGCTAAAGAAAATGTGGGAGACGTAAGTTCATTTTCGACCGTTTCTAACGCTACACAACAAAAAATTAATCAATTGGAAGGATTAAAATCAGGCGACCCAAGAAATAAAACAGGTTTATCTCCGAATAATGCAGGTGCTAATGCAGATACAGCACCACAAACACAAGAGGCAGCACCAATAATTGGAAAACCAATAAGAAGACAATATCCAAATCTAAGATATCCAGAAGACAGAGACCCAACACAAGATTACATTCAGTTTAAAATGCTGGAGTATAAAGGTCTCAATTTAAGAAGGAATGATCAACGTGGTGGTCTAAGAAAACCACTCTCTGAGAGCAGAGAATTTGGAACTATAGAAGGTTCAGTGACTCTACCAATACAGTCAAAAATTTCAGATATCAATACTGTAAATTGGGGAGAATCTGATATAAATCCTCTTCAAGCAGTTGGTCTTGGACTTTTGACTTCTCAAGATCCTATCAATAAATTTCAAGAATTTGCAAAAGATATAGTAAAAAGCGAAAGCCTTACCAATGCAACAAGTGCAGCAAAAATTCTTGCTTTTCAAGAAGCATTACAAATTAAAGGTTTGTTATCAAGGGTAAGTGGTGCAATTTTCAATCCAAACACTGAACTTTTATTTCGTGGTCCACAATTAAGACCTTTTGGATTTTCATTTTTCCTCGCAGCAAGAAGTCAATCAGAAGCAACTAAAATTAAACAAATTATTCGTTTCTTTAAGCAAGGAATGTCAGTTAAAGAAACAGATGATTATCTATTCCTCAAAACACCTAATGTGTTTAATATTAGGTACGTATTTGGAAGAACTGGACGAGATCATCCTGGATTAAATAAAATTAAAACCTGTGCTTTGAAATCTTTCAGTGTTGATTATAATCCAGATAATACATTTATGACATTTGAAGATGGAACAATGACTGCATACAGAATTACAATGCAATTCCAAGAACTTCTACCAATTACTGAGAGTGATTACTTATCGGCAGATCATAGTACTGCAGGAACAAGTAATTTTCTTCTAGCACCAGAATTAGATGAGTTTGTTACTGATCGTTCAATAGGTTTCTAAAATGGCAAGTTATTTCAGACAAGTTCCAAATTTTGAATACGTCAACAGACGAGCAGATAATAAAACAATATCTGATTATGTTACTGTCAAAAATTTATTTAAACGTGGAAAACTTCGTGAAGACATCTTTGAAAATCTAACTTTCTTCACCAAATATCAAATTGTAGGTGATGAAAGACCAGATAATGTTGCTTTTAGTTTTTATAATGATTCTACTTTAGATTGGGTTGTTTTACTTGCTAATAACATTGTAAACATCCAGTCAGAATGGCCAACACCTCAAGTAGTATTTGATCAATTGATGCTTGATAAGTATGGCACTTACGACAACTTATTCAATGGAGTGCATCATTACGAAGTAAGTGAAGATGTTAAAAATACTGCGGGAACAGTTCTACTAAAGAAAGGAACTCGACTTCCAAAAAATTGGAATACCAATGGCAATTACATCAAATTCAACAATGGCAAGATTAGTCAGATATTCTCTGGCAATGGTGTAAATCCAACAACCACGGTATCAGTAACACCTAAGGTTGGTATTTTAAATCTTAAAGTTGGTAATGAAGTAGTCATTGATAACGTTTCTGAAAATGAATACAACGGAAGATTTATTGTCACTAGTGTAGTCACAGTCGGTAGTGATAATATTGCTAGAGCATTTACATATGAATTAACATCAGTGCCAACAATAGCAAGTCCAATAATGAGTTCTAACAACTCGGAAGAAGTTCTATTCAAGTCAGAAACTAGTGGCAATTCTTATTACTTTGAATACTATGATG